TGAAACGGTTCTTGCCGTGGCATCGGGTGTATCGACGGCGGTGTAGTTGACGTTTCCGACATCGAGCATGGCCCCATTTGCCAGCGTGTTGAGCGCGGCCAGTGTTGCGGCTCGATTGTTCATCGTGACATAGGGCGCAAAGGGGGCTTGATTTCGGTCGATCATCAGCCGATAGCCCGTCTTTAACTCAGCCGATGCTTCGATATTGGGTGCTTTCACTAAACCAATAAATTCAGGGTTAGCAATAGGGGCAAAGGTGGCGGCCAATTTGCCACCCAATCGGGCCGCGTCATAGGCCGTTCCTCTTAAATCTGTCACTACTTTAGCCCACGCTCTCCAGCTACCCGCGTAACGTGTTCTAGTAAACACGGTGGAGTCTGTATAGAGGGTGTACCGCTGAATTGCGGTTGTTCCTGTTGGCGAAACCTCTAATTCACCAGCGATCGGAGCTGGGTAGTTTTTCCCCGCCCCTGCTGCCGTGTTAGATGGCTGAAGCCACCGCCCCTCTGATACATAATCATTGAGATCCGAGGTAGCGGGCATAGGCTGCATGCCTTTGCGGTAGGGCTTTAATTTTTCATTCACCCATTGCGACGACACTTTAAATAAGTCATTGGCCGTTTGAGTTGGATCAGGTGCAGAAATAGGCACAGGGAATGAGCAACTGGCTTTACCTAACACGACCACGCCCGATGTGCCGTCGCGGTGATTGACCGACCACATGGAACGGGTCAGCCCTTCTTTATCCACGCGAAACTCTAAGGAGCCCACCTTGCGTAAAGCGCTCGTTTCAGTGTCAGCAGCATAGGCTAGATAGGCGGCGGCTTGTGCCGAATTGCCATTGGGCAAGGCATCGGTGATTGCTTTTGTAAGGGCTTTATTACTGAGGGTGACAGAGGGGGCGTATTTGGCGTTGTTGCGCAGGGCAATAAAAGAATTCTCTGAAACGACCTCGACTTTTGCGGTGATCTTATTGACGACGGTATCGCCGGTAAACGTCTTATTGCCCGCAATGCTTTGATTGCCGGTTAAGGCCACCTTGTTGTCATCCGCGTATTTTTTTGCAGCAGCAGTTACTGCAATATCTGCAGCTTTAAATGCTTTGGTAACAGAGTCACTTGCAGCCGTAATCTGATCAAATGTTGCAATCAAAACGAATGGAGTAGGCTCAGGCATGACGCCCGAGCTAAAACAGCGAATATAAAGTGTGCCACCTGACGTCATTCCAATTTGTGACCAATAGCCACTACCGCCAGTCATGTGAATAACTCGAAATTCTGCTCCACCAGCAGGTAATAAAACCCCTTCTGTATTAGGCGTTTTTACTCGAAACAATCCACTATTCACGCCAAGCGTATCTATGTTCGTAACGAGCTTTGCTTCTTTACCCAGACCAAATAACCCAAGAATATTTTTTACATCTACTTCACTTGTTTTGCTTTTTGATAGGTCATAAAAATTGGCGTCAATTTCTTTATATCTTGTGTTCCATAGCTCTGGGATTGCATCCGGCTCAGTGTTTGGAATTGGGGTAATTTTTTTAATAGTCACTTTTTTCTTCTTTAAAAGTTCAAAGTAAAAGGAAATTCATATCGAATATTTACGATCTTTTTTATTTTTTTGAATGTTTTTATAGCGATCATATTTTTATTCTTGTCAAAAATAGCAACCTCAGAAACATCAATCCCATTTAGCTCATCACTTTCTAGTGTAGTTAGAATATTTAGTGATAAACCTTCGTTATTAACGCTTGTTATTTTCTTTCTAAACCTTTCTTTTTTTAAGGATGTTGCATCTTCCGATGGAGGAATCTCATTCCCTTCAGGAGTATTTCCGCCACTACCAAATGCAACCTCAAAGACTTCCCCTGCCATATATCTGGCCATTTTCTTACGCTGAGAAATAACAATAACTGCTGATTTAATTGCCATATTTATAACGTCCGTAATTAAAAATCAATTTCAATAATTGGGTGATTTTCATTTTCACCAAGCCCCCATGCTGGCCTACCGTCTTTACCCAGTTTCCACCGTACTTGATCACGAATACCAATGACGCGAGCAACAATAAGTTGCTGTCTAAAAGCGCGGATTGACGCTGAACTCTCTACATTTATGATTGCGCTAATCGCAAACCTAAACATAGGGACAAACCTTGCGGGAATAGTTGATCCGATCGCATTTAAAAGCGCTGGCGTAGCAATTCCCGCCAAAGTAATATCAAGAGATATTTCTATTCGGCTGGTTAAATAATATTTATCGGTATCAATATTTACAGTATTTCGCTGCAACGACTCTGGATATGGCTTATCTGACTTCTGCCACATCTGATCAACTCGGGACTCGCCGTAAAACAATAGTTGTAAATAAGTTCTTAAAAAATGCAGGCCACGACCAGATTGATTTTTTGCTTTCCACGCTTGATATAAATAGCGTGAAGCAGAAAACATTTGTTCTTCTTTTACTAAAACAAGGCCGTCGGCATGAATGGCTTTTTTTAATAAATCAGGGGAGCCCAATTGCATGGCACCCAGTACGTTTGCATCTGAGGCAGCACCTGAAATATGATCATTAAAAATAGACAAAAACAGACTATTCAGCTCGCTCTCAACATCGTTTTGAGTAAAGCTGTTTTTTAATGGCGTGAGTTTTTGCCTACTTTCCTCCATCATCAGCCCCATGTGTTCGCTGTTTTTGGATTTGTAGTGACCTTAATATCGAGTGATTTATCCGACATATAGCGCCATAGCTCAGGCCGTGCTGCATTGCTTGTTTGTGCTTCGATTTTGACAATAAAATCAGCGCCACCCATTTGTAACGCGGGCACTTTTTCTTTTAAAAGCGAATACACATTTTGATACAAAGGAACGTTATTACCACGCCTCGACTTACTCGCTGATGCGCCGTATTCACTCAGCAATGCCGTAGTAATTTGTTCTTTCACTTCAGCAGTCACGTAGGTTGATGGAATAAAGGCATCAATCTTTACCTTTATTTCTTCAATGACTGGCGTAAAAAATCTTACTTTATAGCTATCGTCTGCGGCCAATAATTTATTCTTAATTTCTTTTTGAGTTTCAGTTAATTCTTTTATTTCAGCTGGAGCTGCGGCATTTTCTAGCGTTTGCTCTCCCCCATCCTTAGATAGGCACGCTACGAAAATCGCATTGATATTTTCAAACTTAGCACCTCTAATTTGCTCTTCTGCTAGTTCATTCCATACAGATAAAAATTGCAAATCAATGAAGTTTCGGCGAATTAGAAAGTCAAACTCGCCAAGAAACACGGCGGAATTGTCATACACAGAGGGGTATTTACATAAATCTCTTAAAACAGCCGTATCGGGTGGATTCTTACCGGCCATAAGTAAAGAATCCATCTTAAATTCAACAAGAGATTCTTGAGCATTGCCGATGTAATCCAAAACGAACTGGCTGCCCGCCTCCACTTGCGTATGGCCATGCGTGGCGAGCAAGGTAATGTTTAATACGCTGCCATCATCGGGTTGATAGCCAACCACTCCACGGAAGCCCAATTTAATAAAAGTACGCTGTCTAGCATCTGTTTCAATGTGAAAAACCCGCTCATTAGGCGCTACATTCGTGAATTTCTCACGGTAGAGGTATGGGCCAGCGTTATCTGACAGCGATACTCCGGCTAAAAAGCCACCGTCTGTAATTTCTGGAACGCCTATGGCATAGAATGGAGCTGAGTCAGCAACCGTGTGTGTTGACTTGATTTGCTCACTTTGCTCAGCTGAAACAAAGACGCTACCGCTTGGTGGAATCTCAAATGCATCCGTGGTCATAACCCATGGCAAGCCATTTGAATCAAACAGCTTTCGCCCCGATGCAATATTGATTGTTTTGATGCTTTTATTGATGACTTCAATCTTAATTTTAGACGGGATGGCTTTTCTAACCAGCCCACGCAAAGCCGCATCAGCAAGGATCGTTGCATCGCGTGCTTTTTCAAAAGGCTCTGTCATCGCTACTTCAATTTGCGAAGAGAGCATTGCGCACATCGTGGCCATCGCATCGAGGTGCTGCAAAATTCTAGGATCACCGGCCAAGAATAGCGGCGCGAGTGATGGGAATTTTGCAATCGAGTTTTTAATCGCTGTTTCAAAGTCGGCTTTTGTCAGCATTATTTGTACTCTATTGGGATGAGCTGACCCGCAACTTCAAAAACTAACGCAGAGCGATCAATGCCAGTGGCTTGGCTATAGATATTTACGGAGCCAGAAGGGAGCGCGGCAAGCAAAGGAACGTCGCGCATCAGCTTTTTGATGATGGCATCCGCCCGCCCAGCCGCGTGCGGCACCTGTAACAGCGCATTAATTCCACCCTGCCCATACGACGCACCTAAATAGCCGTTTTCGGGCGTATCTAGCCAGTGCTGAACCATTAATTGAATTGCTTGAGGGGTGATTTCATCCATGCAACAAGTTTAAGAGCATGGATTACGGGGGATTTGCTAGGTTTTCCACATTTGAGATAGATATATGGCTTAGTGACTAATCACCCCTCGAAAAGATAAAGTGAGCCTGATTAAGTTCGTACAATCGGGGTTATGTCAAACAAGTGTACCTTTCCATAAGATGAATTTGCACAATCTGTAAAAGATTGTCATTATGTTATCTATAGATTTTGTGCGGATTCTGCGAGGGCATCATGAGTGAACACACCATAGATACGGCGATGGCCAAACGGCTGGTTGAAGCGGCGGCCATTCGTGGCGCTTCAATTATCGGGCAGCCTGGCGGCTGGTCAGTCATGCTTAAGTTGGGTATGTCAGAAAAACCACTTGGTACACAACGCACTGATAAGCCTCGCCTGTGGCGCTCCTTGGATCGTTGCATTGAGTATGTGACCTCCGAGCTGCATCTTTCTCGCTTCGATATGCTGGACGCGACGAACTACAGCCATGAATCGGCGACTCGGCAAGTGCGACCAGATTCCGCAGAACGTATGCGTAAAGCGCATGAAGCGGCAGCCCATGACCAATGGTTTAGAGAGCAAGTGGCACTGGCCGTGACGGAAGCCGACGATCCAAACACAGAATGGATTTCGCATGAAACGGTGAAGGCCGACATGCAGCGGCAGCGTGAAAGCCTGATGGCGCGTATTGCGAAGGGTGAGTAATGCGGATTGTATGGCTGACTCGCGCTCGTATCGCCCGAGAAAATGCAATTGAATTTATTGCTCAAGAAAACCCGACCGCAGCATTGAATCAGCTTGGCGAGATCGAGCGCCAAATTGATTTATTGGTGGATCATCCGAAATTAGGCCGCGCCGGGCGCGTGAAAGGAAAGCGGGAACTGGTCGTAAACCGCACACCATTTATCGTGGTGTATCGAATTGTGGGTGATGACATCCAAGTAATGAATCTTTTGCATGGTGCGCAGCAATGGCCGAATTTAGACAAAGATTTAACGAGATAAAAGCATGATTAAAGTGCAGGTTGATGCTGGCCACTATACCAATGATGGAGAATATATCCGTTACCCCCGCCGCTGTGCGCGACCTTGAAACAATCTGGGCTCACACCCGCATGGATGCACCAATCAAGAAAACAATCCCCCTGTCACAATGTGCGCAATTTTTCTATCCGATAAATCTTGACCAACCATATGCGATGTTGTTGGAGCAGGGCTTACTAGCGGGGAGCTATTTAGCTTGGTTTGAATGACTGGAGCAGCAGGCAATACTGGTGGCGCAGCAATTCGTGGCATTGTTACTTGCGCCGCATTCCTCGCACTCACTGTCACAGGAAGATTCTTGGTAACGACGCTTGGCAGTACGACGCTATTAGTAGCCACCTTACCATCGGGAGGAGCTGACACAGTGTTTCTAGCCAATGCCACAAGACGCTTTTTCTCTTCTACAGCTCGTTTCGCCGTTCCCGCCTGAATATTTTCACTAGAGCTTTTAAATAAACCATCGTTATTTGCAATTTTATAGTCTTGAATTGCAGACACAATTTGCTCATCTGATAGTTCGGCGGCATTTTTTCCTTTCAATGCTTTTTTAAACATTGAATTTGCACCGCCAGCGCCAAATTGCACCGAAGTAGACCAAACTGAATCTTGTACAGAACTACCTTTTTTAGATAGGTCGATACCATCTTTTTTCAACGAGGCCATTGCTGGGTCAAAATGCTTTTTCTTAATGAAAGCATGCTGATCACCTTCAAATTCAGGGTCAACCTTGGCAATTTCCTTCCATTTGGCGTTGAATTCTGGCGAACCCGCCTTGAGCCCTGCAAATTGGTCTTTATATTTACTCGCTTTAATAAAGTCTTGCGCCACCCCTCTTTTAGATGACATTTGATAGGTTCCGTAGGATGCACCGCCGTGATCGCCTTTGCCTGTTGAAACGGTTCCTGCCCCACCTCGCCCCGACTCAAAAATCTTACTCGTCTGCCCAACCACCCAGTTTGATGCTGATTTCGCGCTATTGAGTACCGTTTTTGCCCCACGACCAATAGAGCTTTTCTCCACCGCATCGACCGCCTTGCTACCAGCGTCCTTTGCATAGGCCAAACCTTTCTTTGCACTTGATGCAAGATCAACGCCCGTGGCTTTTTTTACCGAGTCATTAGCAAAATGTAGGGCTGTAGATGTTTTTATTTTCGCGTCATCAAATACTCCTTTGCTCTTATCCTTGACGCTTTTCCATGCCTCAGTCGCTTTATCCCCCATCGAGCTAAACATGCTAGAAGTTGATTTAACGAGAGAGTCCCAGCCGGATTTCATCGAAGAAACGGCAGAGCTCCACGCGGCTGAAATTTTATTGGAAATATCAAATTTCCGTAAATCATTGACCCACCCTCCGAAGGTATCGCCAATAATTTTCCCTGCATCCTCTCCTAAGAACATGCCCACAGCACCGCCCACAAATCCGCCAATAGCAACACCAATAGGGCCACCAAGCATCCCAACCGATGCGCCTAATGAAGCCCCCGCCCCCATGCCAGCTAGACCGCCAGCAAACCCGCCAATAGCAGACCCTGCTTTTTTATCTTTATCTTTGCGTGTGAGTGTTTGATCAGATTCACTGGCATAAATGTCAGATGTAGCCCCAAGTCCACCGAGGAGAGTGCCAATATAAGGTATTTTCTTTGCAAGTTTACCTAGCTTCGCCAGCTTGCCCGGCTTCACTACGGCTCCAGCCTCAGTTATACCGCTACGAGCCACCCTAGCTGAACCCACCTCTCTTGTTGCACCAGCGGCAGTGTTACCCACTCGATTTGTTGCCGTGCTACCTGCCCTAGCTGCGACTATACGGCTACCCGTTCCAATACTTCCACTACTAAAAACACGCCCAAGCAATGGAGCCCGTGAAAGCATACCGCCGAGTTTAGGCAAGCCTCCAAATTTAGAAGCCAAACCTAGTAGAGCGGCGAGTATGCCAGCAAGCATGGTGGCAAAAAGCCCTTTGCCACCCTCTTCTTTAGCTTCAGGCCTATCTGCCAGCTCTTTTAACCTTTTGTTAGCGGCTTTGGAAAGGGTTGTTTCTTCTTTTTTAAACGAGGTGAGTACGCCGAAGATGCGTCGGAACCACGTCAAGTTTACTTTTTCTTTTCCCTTACCTAATAAGCCCTTGGCCCCACCAAATACGGCCTGTACCGGCTGAGCAATTTCTTTAAATGCTTTGATAGACGGGTCTACATCTTCAATCGTGCTGAGTGATTCAATAGAGCCAGTAATTTTATCGCCTACGCTCGATATTAATTGATTCACATGGCTTTTATTGCTTGGGCTATCGTCATCATCGTGGCCCCTTCCCCCCACTACATTGATCGCATTTTGATTTTTAATAAATCGACCATGCTCATCTCGCCGTTTAGCTTGTACTGGCGCTATTCGTACAGTGGCGCTTGGGGCTCGTCCGTGAGGTGATAGCGAAACAGGGGTGGGCATCTGCGCTGGACGGCTGCTTGCAGCTCCCGAAGCTGCGGGAATGGCCGGTGTCGATTGGTTGTAGTTCTGAGTATAATTATTCGTTACGACTGAAGCTGGGCGCGGTGATTTTTCGTTGCGTCTGATTATGCTTGGACGGATATCATGGATTTTGCTTTCATTAGCCGCAACCGTCCGATAGCTCGTAGATGATAGATTTTTTGTTGCCGCAATCCCTTTGCGAATTCCTTTTATATTACTAAGAATATCGCTAAGAATAATTGATATTTGCTTTAGCTCTAATGGCTCGCCGGTTAGAAAGCCTTGCGTATCATGGTTTAACATTTTCAAGATACCGTCATGAATGTGTCTAATTGAGAGAAGGTCATTTGAATCTCTTGCAAGGCATCTTCACGCCTTGAAAGAGCAACTTCTAGCGTCGCGGGCCTAAAATTCCCAACGTCAAAATACGCCCAGCCCTTGCCGTTTTTCTCAACAATCCCATGAAGCACTTTAATTTTAATTGCGTAATCAGCAGGAACGCCCACGGTTCCATCTTGATGCACGGTCATCGCATGATGTGCAGCAAACCATCGCCTAATCCCACCTCGCTCATCATCGAGCGTGGTCATTCTAAATTCTACGGCTTCTGAACTTTGAACTGAGTCAGAGGTGGCTGAGCCTAGTTTTCTTTTTTCACCCGTTACAATAAATGGCGTGTAATCCAAATCCAAACAAAACAAATTAAATTTACTAGATGCATCGCCTTCTAATTTGCTCGAAACCTCGACCATAAATAAATTTTTCTTTGCGTACTTTGTATTTAACGACTCCATCATTATTTTTTTTGCTTCATTAGCGCTAATCCCCCCGAAAAGAGGGGTATCACTTGATAACTTGCCTGAATTGCTTCCGCCCCCAAACATGCTTGACCATTCATGATCAACCACTTTAAGTGCTGCCCCTGAAAAGTCACCGCTCAGAATGCTACCCGCAACACTCCCACCGTATTCCAGCTTATTAACTAGGTCGGTAGGCATATACTTGTTGACGAGGTTTTTAGATGCGATTTCACCGGCGCTAATAACACGATCACCAATCGCATTGGCGATCATGCCATTTCCTACTAACCCACCCACAACACTAGAAATAGAGCCATTTATAGAGCTTGTGGCTGTCCCAATTAACCCTGAGTTTTTGAGCTTCTGCGCAACATCATTGTATAAGCTCAATTTAACCCCCTTCATCTTCAGAAGGAGGTCGAACGTCAACAATTGTTGCGTATAGTTTTGCTTGCTCTTCATCAAGCATCATTGTTTGCGATAGGAAAGACGCCATGATGTCTTTACTAGCACCCAGCTCTTTCATCATCTGCATGGCTTGAACAAGCATCATGCCGCCATTCATGGCGTCGGCTTTTGTTCTTTGTTTTTCTGATTCTAGGGCTGAAATCGAACCATAGAAATTAATTGCCCATGGGCGATCACCCGATTCAAAAACAACGCCATATCGCTTCAATGTATGAATATCAATAATTTGATTAAACATTTCCGCTAGTGCAATACGAATGACACGAGAACGCTCTGCCGCCTGCGCTGACATTCTAAAAAACCCACCATCGCCTAAGCCGCCGCTGAGCATATCGGCAAAGCCAAGCATGGATAAATCCACGCCCAATGCGCCTGAAAGCATTTTCGCGTGGAAGATCACATCTTCTGTGCTGATGTTCCCCTGCCGGCCAGAACCGCCAGAGTTTGCGGGGCTCATTTGTGTAAGCTGTTTTTCATTAAAGACAGGAATAATGTGCCTAATACGTTCCATAATTGGGCGGCCACTTTTCACGGCCTTATCTGCAAGTTGTTTTGAGCGTTTTAAGATGCCAACAATGGATTCAGTGAAAGTATCCTGCTGATCTTTAGTCATTGAATCCATATTGGCAGTAATGATTTGCTCATCAATCGAATCCATCCAGCGCTGGCCAACAAGGCCCATTAAGGACGCTTGAAAGTTGTCATAAGCTTCTTCAGCGTTATACAACAGCGACCCACCTGCCATCGCAGGCATAATCGGCAGATTATCAATATTGTTTTCTGTTAGCGCGATCCGAAGCGATTTCTCGACCACCCCGTGCTGAGGAACCCATTGCGTCCGAGGCATTTTCAATCTAGCCAATTGAGATAAATCTAAGCGCTCGAAATTTCTCTCGCCGATATACAAGGCATAACCAATTGTGCGAGAACCGCGCTCAAAAGGCTGGATCAGCGGCGGCCTGATCATCTCATCGATATATAAATCAATCACGCCCCGAGAATCTGAGTAGATACGCGCATAAGCATCGCCAAATGCTGCGCCGGTGTAGGCACATTGGAATGCGACTTTATTAAGAATTTCGGTTAAATCGCGGCTCATTTCTTCGACCATTGCGACGCGTTTCTTGTCTCCCTTTGATTGCGGAGCAACTTCAATAAAAACGGTCTGCCCTGATGTTTCATGGCCGCCTAGTGCGGTCGTACATAGCAGTAGTAACGCACTAGAAATAACGGGGTCGCTCTCCATTTGCGACCACTTGTCGTAAACGCCCTGCCGCGACTTGGCCGCACGCCGCCCAAAACCCAGCAAAGAGGATACTGTCGTGCTACCGGCACCATACATGAAGGTGTCGGCCTGGCTAATCTGATTGCTTTCGCCCAAAAATGCCGCCGCCCATTGTTTGGCAGACGTGCCCATTCGGGCAAAAACACCTTTTTGTGTTTTTGGTGTAGTAGCAAGAGGCATGAATAATAGCCATATGGATCAAGGACAATTACTCATGGTGCTCTATGCAACATCGCCCTTTTCGTGCTGTTTTCCTATCAGACTTTGCATCTAGTCCTCCGCCATGCCGATACTAGGACAAACACAGATACTCATTTAGTTTCTTGACAGAGACCTCGCTTGCAATAACGTATCCCACGGGCTACACTTGACACAATGAAAACCATTCAAAAAACCGCCACTTTTGATCAATGGCTTATAAATCTACGCGACAAGCTAGGCAAATTTAAAATACAGGCACGAATCGACCGCGTTGAACTTGGCAACTTTGGCGACTGTGATTCGGTTGGTGAAGGTGTTTCAGAATTACGGATTCATTACGGGCCAGGCTATCGTGTGTATTTTATGCAGCGTGGACTGGAGATTGTGATTCTATTAGCTGGCGGCGACAAATCGAGCCAAAGCAAAGACATTCAATCCGCACACGAGATGGCGAGACATATTAAGGAAAGCGAATAATGAACGACATTACTTTAAGTAAATGGGATTCTGCAGACTACCTCAAAACAGAAGAAGATCGAGCGCTCTATTTTGAAGCATGCCTGGAAGAAAACGACCCGCAACTGATCGCTCATGCATTAGGCGTAATTGCCCGTGCACGCAGCATGAGCCAGCTAGCAAAAGATACAGGGCTATCTCGCGAGAGTTTATACAAAGCCCTCTCTAGTGAAGGCAACCCCAGCTTTGCAACCATTCTCAAGGTGACGCAAGCACTGGGCTTGCAATTACATGCAACTGCCCGACCTCAATAACTCGGTAAGCCGCATCTATGACCGCAATCCTGATGAGTTTACAAGTGCTATGACCTTGACCGTCAATTTGACGGTCAAGGGTTTCGGTAACGGAGGCTCAGAAAAAGAAGTCCGCATCTTCTCTCTTCGTGGCGCCCACCTGATTGCCATGTTTGCCCGTACAGCCTTAGCCAAAGCCTTCCGCAAATGGGTGCTGGATATTCTGGATGCCGTTACCACACCGGCCAGCAAGACCACCGCCGATGCCCGCACCCCGATTAATGTCGGTTGACGAAAAACATAAGCTAATAGTATGCTTCGGTCAAGAGCTTAGAAACTCGATTACACGCAGGAACCCACACCCTAAAGTTGTGGATTTTTTACGCCCATATTTTAACTAAACTCGGCTTGAGTTTGGTTCTGTCTATGGTCGGGAGGGCGGCAGTCATGCAAGACCCGCAAGGGAAAAACTGCCCGCTGTGCGTGTACAGTTTCTAACCTCCCGGCCACCTCATTTTGTAGTGGTCAATCCGATAGAAACGGAACACGACACCATGACCACACTTACATTCCAAAATACTGAATTCGACGTTGTAGATCGCAGCGGCAATACTTGGCTTAAAGCTGCTGACATTGCTCGTGCGCTTGGCTACAAAAAAGCAGATGCTGTTACCCAGATTTATGATCGCAATAGTGATGAATTTACTAGTGCGATGAGCCAGACCCTCAATTTGAGTGTCCCGCAAAATGGCGGTGAATTAACCAGAGAATCACGCATCTTCTCCCTTCGCGGCGCTCACCTGATAGCCATGTTTGCCCGCACAGCCCTAGCCAAAGCCTTCCGTAAATGGGTTCTCGATATTCTGGATGCCGTCACCGCACCGGCTAGCAAGACCACCGCCGATGCCCGCACCCCGATTCGTGACGCCGTTAATCTACTCGTTGGTAAAAAGCGCCTCATGTATCCAGAGGCCTACTCCATGATTCACCAGCGCTTCAACGTCGCCCATATCGAGGAGCTGGCCGCCGAGCAAATCCCGCAAGTAGTGGAATACGTACACCGCATGGTGCTAGATGGTGAGTGGCTCCCCGCAGAAAAAAGCCCTTTGACGCTGACTAGCGATGAAACAACCAATTTGCCGTCGCTTATTTCTCACGCTCGCTTCATGCGCTCCGCATGGAAAGAAATTGCGCCCGCGCTCAAATCGCTAGAATCACCCCTCCTGAAGAAGTATGAGCACCATTTTTTAGAGTCTGGAGCGCTTATATCTTTTTTGAAACGTCTTGAGAATGTGTGCCTTGAAAAAAACAAATTAGGCAGCTTGGACGGCTAAGATTTCAGACTTAATCTCTTCGATCATTTCTTTCAAGGTATCGCGCCGTTGAATTAGCAAAGTCTCCATTTTTGGAGCTGCGGTTCTAATCGATGGCGGCAGTTTTACGGCAACTGCCGCCAGCTTCTTCTGAAACCTAGACCGGCCTGAGTCCATAAAACTAATAATTTCAAGGACTGCTCTTTCTTGGTCTTCTTGGTTTCTGATAGGGACGACCTTTCCATTCACTAAAACTTGGAAAATATCCCCCGTTTGCTTGATCCTAAACACCGCTGTTTGCGAGTCTCCAAAGGTGAAGAACACTTCTTTAAAGCTCACCCCTGCCGTGCGCCTTGTCGATGGGCTGACTTCTTGAGAAACCACCGGCGATCCAGCTTTTGAAAAAATCTTCATCACCGCTTTGGTTTCTTTGCTTTTTGCGGATAAGTCGTCGAAATTAAATAATGTTGTTTTCATCTTTTTTTCCTAAATAGGCGGGCTGACAGTGTTGCCGTCACCCTGTTCCATATGGGTGTGGCCTAAGAATGATTTTCCTGCAATCACAACATCCTCGGATATCTCCATCCCGCCGCTAATAACAGCAGATGGGCCGCCAGCACTGCCACCGCTCCCCGTCATACCACCAAGGAAAGCCAATGCTTTCTGGACAAGTGCATCACCCGTCATCGACGTGCTTGGCGAATCAATAAACACTTCCGGTGCTTGTAGCGTTATTTTTGAGTTAGATTTAAGGAGAATATCGCTCTCTGCGATGATGTTTAGCAACGCGGCGGCCAACAGCTCGATATTTTCATGGTGGAAGCGTCGCCACCCGACCGAGTTACCCTCTGTAGGGTTTCTGTAGCCAGTGATAATTGGGTAGCGCTGATCCCCTCCAATAAAAGCAATCCAAACCGTGTCCCCTGTCACCATTTCAATCTCAGTGGATTTATCTGAAGGTTTTGATTTATCGCCAATTGGGTACTCAATTTCGGCAAGAGGAAGGGTTTCGCAGCCATCCGTTAGCCCATTAATATGAATGCGACAAAGGCGGCTATGGGGGTCATAACTAGCGATAGATGCGGGGTAACGCCCTCCCATCAGGCCAAAATCTTTGTTTACTTTCAACCTTCCATCCTCGCTAGCCACAATCGTGTGTATTGCTCTGTATTCCCACCATCAATGCCGTTTATATAAGCGTGGGCAGCCGTTAAAACGACCAAATTTTCACTTGGCGTGGATACAAGATCACCCGCTGAAATTTGCATATCAAAGCTAACTCGGGCTACCTTTTTTGAAACTAAACAACGACTCATATTGTTTAGCTCTTGCTTGCTTTTGAATGGGGTAAAGAATTTGGAGCGCGCTTTATTCTGATCACCCATAACAATGCTGCCTGATGGCAATACTGAGAAAAAAGCGGGAATTTCATGCCGCTCTAAAAAGCCACTTTCCGTGTCTTCCATCGTGTCATTGGGCAGGCTCATGATAGGGGGCTGCTTAAAAAGGTCTGGCAACCTAAAAAAACGCAGCCGGCCATTTTTCCAGCGAACGACGCCCCCCAGCTCTTGTAAAGCCCTTGCCAGGTGAAAACTCGGCGCATCGCCAGAAAAACATGAGAATCTAGGCACGGGAAAATCAGCATCAATCGCTTTTAACGTCGCCCCACATGCTCTATAGATTTGCAACAATGTCGCAGACTCTTTAATCACGGGGCGCTCTCGTGCAAAGGAAATTGAATGACACTCATCAAGCAAAGCCGTCAGCTTTACCGTGGCCATGTTGTAATCTCCTTGTGAATGCCCATTCTCTGCATACACTGACTTAATGATCGTGAGCCAATCACCGCCGCCACATTGTATTTTCTTGCCTGTGGCAAGCAGCGCTTTCCCGTCACCATCCAACACACGGATTTCAGCTTCTAGCGTAAACGGGATAGGGGCCATATCAGACCGTACCACTGACGTTTTGATTAAATCGCCACGGACTAACTCGCCATTTTCAGTGCAAAGTATCATCCCTTACACCGAAAAAGCGCGCATACAAAACGCCTTGCGGGGGTGTTCCATTTCTGCCTGGGTAATTTCCCCTGCAATCTCGCTCGTTGACCGGCCAAACACGTCGAGCCCCAAGCCTCTGGATGCTTCTAACTGCAGGGCCGTTTCTCGTTCGATATACAGCATAAAGAGCGGGCGAATTAACGCCCACTCTGAATGGCTAAGATGAGTATCCCCAGTGATCGCCTCTGCATCATCTTGATGTTTCAAGCTGGCCCACCCAGCATGGAATCTTGTCGCGGCAATTAAATTGGCTTGTACCGTTTCGTCATCCAGCATGACACCCGTTGGGCGCTCTAATGTGGCAAATTGATCAGCCAAGGAACTAATATTTTGCATCGTTTATGCGTAATCTTTTGAATTGCCCTCGACCACTTCGCCGAAGTAATGAAAAAACATCGTGCCGCTAAAGAGAAGAGGCTGTGATCGATTTTCCCAATCACGGTCTGGGTTATCCATTTGCAAGAAGCACTCAATCAGCGGCTTGTAGCGCAAATACTTTGTCGGTACGCCTTCATATACCTTGCAATTGAACGTTCCGCCTTGAGCGATTAAATCAACCAGCATTTGATCAATGCTGCCTGCCGTCACTTCACTGAATGAAACTTGCCCTTGCTGAGCAACCTTTACTTGCTGCGGTTGATACATGGTCATCCCAAGCGGGCCTGACAGCTCAATCTCACCTGCTGATGAGATTTGCGGCCAAGGCGCTTGTTTGCAAAGAAGGTAGGTGCCTTCAAAACCTTCGATCTCTAAGCAAAAATCACTCGAAATTACTTTTTTGCCTAAAGCCTGAGCTTTTGAAAACAACCCCTTTAAATAGGATGCTTTAGAAACTGCCATTTCAAATGCCTTTGATAGATTAAGACACTATCTTGTGGCATGACATACACCCATTCTTGCTACGTTTTCCTATCTGCGAAGAGCTTCCCAAGCGAGCAAATGGCTTGAATGACACTGTTAAGCCGATTAACCACGGCCACCTGAATTTTCACCTCAGAATCAAACGATTTTTGCTTGTCTTTAAATGCAGCCGACTTAAAAAATTGATCCGCAATGCTTGCTGACGTTGAAAGAGCATCATGCAAGGACGTATTGGCATATAAGCAAAAATTGCTAGCCAACTCAAAAAGCTCATTCGACCATTGAGCACGCAAATTTACTGATGCAGGCACGAACAAGAAACCGCGCAGGGGGAACATCATCCTCCGCGCCCTCCCTTGGTAAAATCAAAACCCCATCTGCATCAAATGTGAAATTGAACCAGTTATTTAATCGCTCACTGCCCTCATAAAATAGGCTTGAAAGCTGAATAAAATCACTTTCAGGGAAAGCGACAATCACCTTCATTCTGTCCAAAAGCCATTCGTCTAGGTCATCCTCTGGCACGACCTCCCCTTTACGGGTCAATTGAGCGGCCATCGCCCCAATTACCCAGTGCAAACGCCCATTGAGGTCTGAGTCATCGACTAGCCGCTCAATGGACTCTGCCATTGCTCCGGTTAAATTGCGAATCAGCCACACATCCCCCGACAGCTCGCCCAGCTCTATTTCTTCACCTTCTTTGCTTGATTCGCTACCGCCCATATAGTCGCTGTATTTGTGACTTCCTACTGAGAAGTCCGGCCCATCGGGCAGCATTGAAGACAGGTAATGACACAGCGTAAAGACGCGTTCTGTAATCGTCCATTTAGCCGGGTCATCAATCCCTTTGACGGTCGATGTTGCCATTCTTAAAAACTCGGTGAGCGCGGCCTGCTCTGTTTTTTCATTAAAACCTGCCAATGCAATACTTTGGCCAATGGATAGCTCTTTAAGCTGAACAGTAAACCTGCGTGTTCTAAGTGGGATAAAGTGCATAAAATACCTTTAGCTATGGCTCATTCTTGCCCAGTCTCGACGATCAAGGGCCGTTAAGGTGCAAAGTGTCATGGGCACAAGCAGCTCAGTGAAATAGCCATTCGTATCAATAGGCGCATTAAGTGGCTGGCCAATACTTTCAAGCACCATTGGCGCGTAGGTTCTGCCCTTGTAGGTCATTCCAATCAGAATGGGTGCCTTGGACGGCATCAATGTATTAATGCCCTTGGCAAAATCAAGGCTTTTTGCCGCATCGATGACATTGCCAATAATGCTGGAATCCGCCAACTCTTCCGGCAAGCCCCACTCCACCAGCTGATTAAATGGCGCTTCTACTTCATTTTTTGGATCACTCCACGCCCGAAGCAGCATGGAAATCTGAATTTTTACCGGCGGCATCCCTGAAAAAACCTGTGTGGAATTCAGTTTGGTAATGCCTGTTTTGCCATAAAAGTTTTTTAATACTTCAGTGGCTTCATCTTTCTTGCTGCCATCAGGCATCACAGCATCAACCAGCGGTTGCAACATGCCTGACTGCAACATCGACGCGAGCGCCGGTGCTTTACTCTCTGCCCCTGCCGATTCAAATGGCGATTGCCAATTCAATGAAATTTCTAAATTTGATTCAGTTAGCGGCCCACAGACATACGTGTCCCCTTCAATTTCACCCTGCTTATTACACTGATAAATACTTGCGATTAAATGAGGATTTAACCCCCGCCATATCGAACCCAATCTAGCCACGTCATTTCTTCCAGAAAAGGGAACGCTGGCCTAGCCGTCCCCATGTGGCAATTACTTCAAATTCATCTTGCTACGCATGCGCAAAGACTTCTTGCGCTTCATCTGAGCCCCCGCAGAGTGGCTTTTAATCCGTGCCTTGCGTAGCCCTACTTTCTGCTTAGCAGACAAACGAACATTCCCAGAAACACGTTTATTAATACGAACCTTTTTGCCACCACGAATCACCATTTTCTTTTTATAAACCGCATCAAACACAGGTTCTTGATCGTCATCACCAAAAACAAAATCATCAATTTCATCAGCTGCAGCCTCGCCATCAGGCAATGACGCAGCCAGCAAATCGCGAATACGATCACCGGCATCGTCATCCCACTCGTTAAGGAGCAAATCCAAGTCGTCGTCATCAACGCCCTTTTGGGCCAAGTAGTCCCATGCCGCGTTCAGTACAACATCAACAATATCTTGCTCATCCTCTGAGATTTCACCGTCTTTATTTTCGTCGGCAATCCCAATAAACAAGGCCATTAAGCGATCTGCGTTTGTTTCGCCATCATCAAGGTCTTCGTTTTCTGCCCATTGATGGAGTACGCCAAGGGCTTTAAGCTTATTTTCATTATCAGTATGGGCTGCCGCCCCCTTGAGCTGACGCTCACGCTTGGACGGTTTATCTTCGGCTGTAGAATCCAATGTTGACCGTGCCATTGCTTCCCGTACTAAGGCTCTTAAATCGATTGTGCCACTCATTCACTTCGCCCCTTTATTTGTGCGAATAAAACACTTGCGCCAATAACGGCGCGGTAAGTGCTTATTTTCAGTTCGCAAAAAAGGGGGAAATCTCGTCGTTTTCCTGTTTCAAAAATCGACGGGTAAAACGAAAAAAACCAGACATGAGAGCCTGGTTTTTTAGTTAAATCACTCCGTGCAAAGCCCGCCTTATCGAGAAAGCGTATGCGTCACAAAGGTTTGTCGATTTGTACCGTCATAGCGTAGGGAGTACGAAACTTGCATGCGGTCATAAGGACGAACGCTGTCTGGGCGAACATCAAACGACCATGCCGCACCGCCCATCGCAGGGTCATCACTTGGAACAATCCAACCGGCTGCCTGAGCCCCTTCAAAATAAGTAGCAAGAAAATCACGCGTGCGCTTAATTGAAACCGCCATGGGCAGCTGCAAATTATCTTTTGCAACACGCGTTACGGTGTCATCAACGCTGGTTGACATATCCGCGACTGAGATTAGTTTTTTCAAGCTAGACTCAACCATTGCGCTTGTAAGGGAATCAAGAAACACGTACCGCCCCCCGCCGGTGTATGTTTCATACAAGACCGGATTGATTTTTGCTCGGGCCAAAGCGTTTAATTCTGGGCCGCGAGGGGTCCGAGTTTGAATAATCCGAGTGCGTCGAATCGGCCATTCTCGGCCAGCAATTGGGTAGTTCTTTGGCGCAAAGCCTTTATCATCCACTCGCGCATTGCGACCACACGCCATCGCAATATTCAGCGTGGCCACGCCAAAAAAACCACTCGGGTTAATGCCGGTTGGATCATTTGACTTTAGAGGCGACCAGAAAGCGTGCAACAAATGAGCCGTTTGGCTAGCACCGAAGTTAAGCTGCTCAACAAAGGCAATAGCTGCCTCTTCGTCTAGCTCACTAGGCACATCAAACTTCAGTTGCCGATTGGTTTCAAATGCCAGGGTTGCTAACTGACTAAGCAAAGCAGGCGCTTTTGTACCACCCGCCGCGATATAGCTATAATTCAACGGGGTATATTGAAGGTTTTCACGCCCCGTTAAATAGTCCTTAGTCGTATAAGCCATACCCCCTTCGGTAAAACACACCAGAACCTCAGATTTAACGGTATTAGGCTTAGAGTTATCGTCGTAGCCATAAAATACTGACAGCGGATCAACTGATTTCACCCCTGTTTCAATTTCAACCGTGTCGGTTTGCAATGAAACAACATCAGGCAAATACGCAGAATTGCCATAATCATCCTTTGCCGCTGGATCTAACGACCCCGTAAATTCATAAAGACGCACATCAGCAGAATCAAAGAGACGTAAAGTGACGCGATCATTAGCAACAGCCACACCGCCAATTTTCTTTTCATCCGCATGAATTTCAATCTTAATCCCGTCGTTATGGCATTCCAGATGGCGAACGGACACAATAAAATCACCGTTAGGGGCATCTTTATCCACAGAGAAAACAACCGATTTAGAAGCGGTTTTCTTCGACCCTAACTCTGTAACATCGGGTTTATATTTTGCCGTCGCATACTTAATTTCATATGCAGAGGTAATAAGCCGCTGAACAACTGCGCTATACGCGCCAGAATCCAGCGCTTCAACCACATGCACCCATGCTTCATTCAGCTGGGAAACACGCATTTGCTCGCCGTTGCCCAACTTACGATAGACATTGCCACGATTGACCAGAAATGGTTTATCGATACGCCCACGCGTGGCCCGCATCAAAATCGCGAAAACCTGATCCTGGTTGTCTGAAGCACTGATTTCAGAGTTATCGTTGAGCGGATTGAGCTGTACGCCAGACTCACTGCCAATTTGCCGAGTAAAAGAGGCCATTATTTGCCCTCTTCATTCAATACAGGCTTGGTGACTTTCTTGCTAGGCATGCTTTTTGAGCTGTCCGGCTCTTTCTCAAGAATCAGTAAATCAACCGACTTGTCACCCATCGTTAGCTTGGCGGTACGATCAGCTGTCAGCGCTTCATCATCAACGGTTGGAACGGTAACGACAAAAGAGCTGACACCAACAGGAATCACCGTGGTGTCGCTATTGGCACCCAAAGTGATGAAGCTATCAAATGTAAGCGCACTCATCACTACGCCTGCATTATTAGCCATCAGAATGCTCATTTCGCCATTTTCATCTACGGGCGCACTATCTAGCGTCACAGTGACATGAAACGACTCACCCTCGGTCACGCCGCTGGCCTCTGTAACGACCATTGATTTAACCGATAGCCGCGCAGGAGGCGCTGTATCAACCACTTCAGCAATAAGCATCGCAACATCGTAATGATTAAGCTCTGAAATTTGCTCAACACTGGAGCCAAATCGGTGAAGTTGGTCTAAACCTTCAAACGAAACTTTGAGCTTGGTGCCCGTTTTTGAAGATACATTTTTCAAAAACAAATTAGGGACTTCAGGAAATACCATATCGCGTGGTGCGAAATTCTCAACCACCATTTCCAAAGGAAATTTTGAGTCAGAAAATAATCGATTAATTTCTGTTTCAGCGTCCTTCCCTGTCAGGGAAGGAGCGCCAAATGTTAATTCTTGCTTCATTTGTGCGCCCTTATTGATGCGTTTATTAGACCAAATTCGTCACGGTAATCATTGCGCAGCCTGCGGCAGATTGCGGATGCGGATTTACTGCCGTGAAATTGCGGGCATAGAAGCCAGCGCCAGTTCGCAGATCGCCGCCAACAGCCAAAGGGATAACGGTTGGTGGAACCGCATCGCCAAGTACAAACGGGTTACGAGTCACGTTGGTGGCCTGACCAATACACAGAATTTGTGCCGATTTGGAGTCCACTTCTTCAACGACTTTGGGTGAGTAATAAACTTCATACAGACCAAACAAGCGACCTAAACGGAAGATAAATGGCTTGGCACGTGTGCCCGAGGGGCTAAATAGAGCCGTTGGAAGACTAAGCATCTGAGCTGCAACATTGCGCCCTACATACAGGTGCGTAATGCCATGATCCATTGTATCTACCGCCATTTGCTGCGATAGGTAGCCAAGCGGCGTAGCGAAGTCTTGCCAAACTTGGTCACGAGTTTTCGCTAGGCCTTGCTTGCCCCATGAGAAATCAAAGGTCGTTTGATTGCCCATCGAAATGCGCTTGGCTTTTTTAAGCACTTCGTAATGACGCTCATTCGCAAACTGAGCTTGGATAGCAATGACACTCTCGCTGAATGGATCAAGGCCCAATTCATTAGAAATTTGGGTGCGGGCATCAATGGATTGATGTGTGTTTACACGCCACGGTTTTGCAAAGAGGTCATACATGGTCACCGAAGTGGAGATTGACGGAACGAGGCTATATGCTCGCTCATAGTCAATAAAGCCTTCCACAATGCATGGCGTTAATTCTGGCAACGCAGGATTTGATGTCAGCGCAATTTCACCGGTATCCGTATTAATCGTGCCGCCAATGACATATGAGGAACCAGAGATACGCGCCGTACCTGACACAGGGGATAGGCCCGAGCCCGCTTGTGAAACTTCTGCCGCGACAGGAATACCATTCACATAGACAATAGATCGACCACGCAATAACGGGATAGGATCACCGCTTTTGTCGCATACTTCTTCGTCTTCACCTTGAAGCGTGGTGAGCTGGCCGGTCATCGCAGATTCAACAATCTTGCATTGGCAAGTGCGGCTGGACGAGATATACGACTCACCTGACAGCGCGCCATCCATCAAGCCTTCTTGCTTATAGCCGCCAAATGTATTGCCCGCATTGTGGCTCATGATGCCCAGCACCGCTTTATTGGAGCCAATGTCTGCTGGCAAATAATGCGCGAATGGAATCGCTTCGCCCATCGCCGACAAAATAGCGGTAATGGCGCGATTTGGCTGAAGTGCGTGGGTGTCATGATGACTTGAGGTGGCCGAATCTAGGCTAAAAGCGCGGCGGGCCTTGTCCGTGGTTGCATAGGCAAGATGTAGCGCTTGCTCAATAACGTCAGCCGGGGCGGTGCAGCCATGCTGCTGTTCGTAGACGCTCACGCCATCCAAGATGGCACGGGAAATTCTTGCGGTATTTTCTGGGCCAGCTTCATCAAACACGACCTGCAAATTCTCAGGAATTTTCACACCAGAGGTTGCATGGCTCACATCGCCAATAAAGCCACAAGCTGATATTGAATCAAATGTGCCCTGTGGCATCGCGTTTTCTTTTAAAGCATCCACAAAGTTTGCAACCTCTACGGTGCCAATCTTTGCAAAATCCTGAATTCGGTTACTACTCATCAACTCGCCCCTCTGTTTATGCGAATAAAGCACTTGCGCTAATAGCAGCGCGGTAAGTGCTCATTCTCAGCTCGCACAAAAAGGGCAAAACGCGTCGTTTTCCTGTTTTGAGAGTGACTAGAAGAGGCGAAAAAAAACCGAACGGAGCGGTTCGGTTTTTGAATTCAAGCCAAAGGTCGGCTAGTCCGGCAGCATCTACCCTTGCTACGCTAGTTTGCCATTTCCATATCCTGATCAAATAACTCGTACCACTCGACAGAGTTTGAATCGAGTACAAATTGATTTGTGTATTTCATTTGCGAAGCAAGATACTCATCTCGAAAGTGTTCCGCAGCGATCAGCGTCTCCCCGAGGCTCTCCCCCTGGTACTCTTCTAAGACCAAGGGGTCTGATTGCTCCCCTAGGGCGTACCCATACGCATTCAGCGCCGATTTAACCGCCCACCAGTACGGGCCGTAATCACGATAACGCCGTGCATCTGCATTCAGGCGTTTTTTAATGTTATTTAAGGCAAACCCTTCCAAGTCTGAAAGGCCCGTGTTCGCTTTTAAATTCACTTTCTTTTGGGCCAGCTCATCCGCTAGCCATTTTTTATCGTATTTATAATCAGTAAAATTCATTTTTTCCTCAATTTGTCTTGTGTGTTCGGCCCACCATTGAAGTGGGCCGTGGCTTATAGTGCGGTTACGAAACAGCCTTCAATGCGCGCCGTGTCGCAGGGCATAACTCCAATTCTCCTCCTATGGCTGGATAGGTCGCAACGAGCTTGTCCCATGCTGACTGGTACACATTCCAGCGCATTGGGGAGGCCTTGCCATCCCAGCCTGCAAAATACCCAAGCGACTCTGAAATAGCCTTGATGCTGCTCTTATAATCTTTTGTGTTTCCTGTAATACCGACAATCACATCCTCTACCGCGTCCTGACTCGCATCAGAATCGCCAGTAAGCGCGTTAGCAGTCTGCTGTTCTTCCTGTTGGCGTTCAGCACGGGCCTGCCGTACCGCATCTAGTTCAGCCATATATGCGCGATCGTAATGAGGCCTAAATAAATCGGGGATAAACGATGAAATACTTACCTGAGATAGATCAATCATTGGCAACGCCGCAGCAATCATTGATCTAGTCAGCGTATCTACAGAGTGCTCGTCATCTCTTAATTCAAGCCCCCTCTTAAACTGATCAACACTTAATGCCTGAGTAATTTTCCCGTGCAATGACGTTAAGCTCTTTAAATCAGTCACAACCATATCGATCCCATGGGCGAATGCAAAATCAATCATCGCCTCATCCACAACACGACTTGAGAGAGCTTTATTAACGACGCCCAGCGTGGACGGGGCATAGAAATGCCCACGCTCAGCAAGCACAACAGCCGTACTCTGCTGTCGCCGAATGGCTTGAATTAACGCCGAACCGCCCGATGAATTCAGCATGACATAAGGAAAATAAGGCGATGGCAAGGTGCTATAAGCAGCAAGATATTTAATAGAAACGATACTTTTACGGCGCTGGCCAACTTCTGGGATCGCGTCACTAAATAAGTTAGCGCCGGTGCCATTCACATTTGCATCATCTTCAATCGTTGCGGCCAATGTGACTAGCGCGTCATATTCAGCAGAGCCCGCATGCGCGATTGTGGCGTTTTTAAGCATGTCATGCGTGAAAGCAATTGCCCCAGTATGCTCGCCAACCAAATACTGACCTTTCTTACCGCTGTCAGTCGCAATATAGAGCCGAACGACGCCATCGCTCGCCGTTTCCTTGACCAGTGAGCCATTCGCCATGATAAAGCCAAAAACAGAGGAGGCTTCCCCTTTTTCCATGGACTCCGCAAGCGATGCGGGCAGGCTTCCACTCCCTGCGCTTTGCTTAATAAAGTTGGTTTTTGCCTCAGCCAATAAACCAATAGACATATCGTTTTCTGATTGCCATTCATTTTGGATTTCTCCATCGGCACTCACATCAAAACCAATACCATAGTTTCCAGTAAAGAAATCAAATACCGCTCTTGGAGTACGTTTTTTTACATCGTACTTTCGATTGAACAACTTAAATGCACTCTCAATCCCCGCAACGCCGTATTCTCGCTCTAAATAGCTCTTGTTGTACCCCGAAAACACAAAGACGATCTCTGAATCAATCATGGCGCGTAATGACTTGGCCCGCACCAAATAATCAGCCAGCGTCGCCTCATTTTTAGCAATCGCGCTAGCAGAAGCGCTCGGGTTTGCAATCCGCTCACGAAGCATTTGTATTTGCTTATCCAGCGACCAAAACGTAACCAGTTTACTTACTGCTAATTTTTTGGAAGACGGATTTTCATCAAGATAGGCCCGCTGCTTATTCATGGTGCTTAAATTGATCAGCTGCTTATCTCGCAGTGTTTCGGCGCGGCGCTCTGCGTTTTTAGCCTCAATCGACTCTTGCAACCAGCCCATAGCCTCACTATTGCCAAGCACCTCAATCAGAGAATCCATTTCAGAATCTCGCATGCCCCCTGTTACCGCAATATGGCTATCGCCATTGACATCCATGACACCATCAATCCAACCGGCTTTTTTCTGTACTAATGAGCGTTTGGATGAATCAAAAGTACCGTCAGCATCGTAGCTATAAACAGTCACAGATTTAGTTTTATTCCCCTGCCGTACACCGCGCCCATTTCGCTGAGTCAAGCTGTCTGGCGTCCAGCCAATAGTCAGGTGGTGGATTGCTTGCGTGCCAATCTGCAGGTTAATACCTACCTCTGCTTTCTCATTACAGATGATCACACTGTATTTCGACTCTTCACCCCCTGCATTAAACCCGTCTTGAACCTCTAAAATTTCATCGGGTTTATTGTTGGTTTGCCCAGTAATAAACGTAATCTGTGATGATGGAATGCCACACCGCTTCACCAATAGCCGCTTAATTTTATTGTGGGACGGCAACATATCGCAGAATACAATTTGCTTTACGATAGAAGAACGTTTCCCTTCTGCATCCACGCCCCGTGGATTGGCCATTTCAATTCTAAAGTTCTCGATCATTGCCGCCATTTTAGGCGGGCACTCAACATCAAGATCAAGCTTGGCTTTTTCTGCCATCGCCTCAAATGCGGCTTGTAGCTTGCCACTTTGGGTGTCCAGCAAAACGGTATTGCCCACCATCTTGGCCCGTACTTGGATTGAAAACTCGAATTTTTCATCACCGCCCTCGCTGGTATCCTTGACGGTTTTTTGAGATACGATTGCGTCTGGGTCGGTAATAGGGGAAGGGAGTGATCTTTTTTCTAGCGTTTTTTTCCCATTAAACAAATCAACGACGGCCTGACACGCATCAATTTCCGACTCACTTACAATATATTTTGTATACCGAGCATCCAGCTCTGGATCAAGAATGAGCATGGTCATTTTATTGATCAGGTTAAACGGGCTGGCCATCAGCTCAGGGCTTTCTCCAAACTTCAAAGAAACCTCATCAAAAGAGGTCTGGTTGCCGCGATTATTCTTACCGCTATGCTCTGAAGACTTCTCATCAATCGCCCAGCGAAACGCCTCCTTGTATTGGATAAGCTGCTTAAAGGTTGCCGCAGGCAGCGTCACACTTGTTGCTTGGCTATCTGCATCAGGCACGACCACTTGCGCGCCAACTTCATCGGCAGACAAAATGGTTGATGTTGATAAAATAGCCTTACGCATCACATCAACATTATTAAGCCCAACAAACACATTGATATTTCGCTCTACCCCATCAATTGAAATATCATTTTGATTTTCCTTCTCGCACATCATCTCCATAAATTCATCGGCACCTTTTACCCCAAGACACAGCTCATTGACACGCCCGTGCCCGTTGGCCAGTGACAGCATCGAATAGATTTCTAGCGGGCTGTTTGTAATGGGCGTCGCCGTGAGTAGCAACACCCCATCACCCAAAGATGACTGCCCGCGCACAAACCAAGCCTTGGCCTGCATATCAATGCCGCGACTAGCGATCTTGCCTAGTGATAAGAATTTTGCACCTTCAAAGTTGACGACAGAGCTGCTGTTTTTATATGCGTGTGCCTCGTCCACAACCAGCGAATCAACGCCTAAATCTTCCAAAAATGGGGCAGAGCCTTTGCTTCTAGTCAGTACTTCAACCAGCGTCATCGTTTTGCTTTTTGTTTCTTCGTCTTCTTTTTTGCTTTCGCTTTCAGCAAAGCTAGAATCCGACTTCATCAAGTAGTCACGATACTTTTCTATCGTTTCTTGGCGTAAATTGATTTTCTCAAAGGCTTCCATCGTCATGAAAATCTTGCTGTGCCGATTTTCCATAATGCTGGTTAAGTCGGCATCCACCGCACTCGATAACACCTGAGCCTTACCATTTTTATTCACCCGCAAGCCGACATACAGGCAATCGTCTGTATTCTCGTAAGCCTTATTGGTTTCTTTCTTCCAATTGGAAAGCACAGAATTAGGAACCACAAACACAGTTTTATTTTTTACACCGATGTTGTGCGCATATTGCACCGAAGCGAGCGCGGTAAACGTCTTGCCTAGGCCAACACCAAAACCGTTAATGCCGCCAAACTCTCGGCTCATTTTGCGCACAAAGGCATTCTGGTAGCCATGCAATGCAAGTGGCTCGCCATTCTCAGGATTGAATTGGCGCAACCCGGCAATGGGCATGTAGGACTCATCATCAACCTGGGAGAAGCGCAATAGCTCAGGATCGCTGGCCTTTGCCTCCAAGCGAGCAATAATCTGCTTCTTGGCCTTCACATAGCCATCAAACTGCTCATTGACCTCTCGAACCAACTGGCGGAACTCATTAAACGCATCCGCCTTAGAAATACTCATCTTGGTGCTACCCAGCGTCATTGAGCCTTTCTTTAGATAATCACCCAGCCGGTTTAAAATCTTGTCTCGATCTGTACGCACCGCACTAGATGGAATATCAATATCCACCCGTTGCACACCTGTTCTTTCATCCGTCACCACAACAGCGTAACTGCTGACATTGCGCCGTAAAAACTCTGCTTTTTCTTCAGCAGTCACATGGGGGCTAAACAAGTTAAATGACATTTTTGAAACGTCGATCATATCGATGCGTTCTTTCGCGCCTAGCTTCTGCCGTAGCAACTTGGCTTTAATGCCCTCATCCGTGGCAGCGGCTATTTCGCGATCAATCTTCTTAATAAACACGGCGTAATTGCCAATATAGTAATCACCGGCACGGGTAACGCTATTGCCGTCTGGGCTAAGGCACCATTCGTCACTACCTTCTGGGTCGAACGATTCGCCGTAAAGCTTCGCGGCCTCTTCTCGCGGCACCCAGATGGACTTACTTCGATAGCGCAAGCCTTCAAACCCACCGTCAGCAGTCACGACTTTGTCTTGTCGCTGATTAACATCTCCCCGCCAAACCGCAGAAAACCCCGCTTTCTTTGTGAAGTGCAGGCCAAGCTGATCTAGCCCCTTTTTTACGTCGCCACTTAAAATGCTTGGCCGCCCCTTGGCCGCCAGAGCAGAACGCTGCATGGCATCACTAAGGGCGGCGTACTCTGCAACAAAATCAACCCCCTGCCCATCACTCGACAGCCGCTCATCAAGCACCTGAGTACAAGCCATGCCAACAATGCCGGCATTCCAATATTTTTCTTTATCGCCATTGCTGGCCAGCTTGTTTAACTCAAATACCGCGCCACGCAACCAAGAAGGCGTATTGAGCGCTTGGCCTGTTTTCTCCATGTAATCAATCACGCGCACAGCGCTTGAAAAAGGCATGGCATTTTCAAAGGCGCTATATGGATCAGCAAATTGACCGACCAAAGCCATTGCGGCCTCATCATCCGTCGTCTTGGCAAGTGCAACCCACTGGCCGTCCTTCATTTCCAGTGTCTGGCCCGCTTGAGTCAGCGTATCGCCGTCTCGATACAAAATAGGCAGCGTTTCAATGCCATTTAATGCCTCCCAATCCACCCTTGAACCGGGAAACTTTTTAAAAAGCTTGCCAATCTCACCCATAGACGCGGTGCTATGCACGCGATCACGATCCCATTTATCCTTCGGGTCCGTTTTAGCAATAAATTCGCCCAATACAAACCGCTTGCCCTCCCCTAAGAAATACTTGCCTTCGTTGAATTCATCCCATTGGACTTTTGCATCAACCAGCGTAATTGGGGACTGATCCCTCAATTCTTGAATTTTCTCAGCCACTTCGGTGCTGTACTTTCTAAACACCATCACATCGGTCATCGTATCCGCCGCCGCTGTGCCAAATACTGAATTCGGCAGTCGGTACGCGCCCAAAAACTCAGCCATATAGCTAGCTCGAATACGCATCACTTTGTCGGCCTTGCCTTTGCCTGAGACGCACGCGGGGGGCGTGATAAAAACAGCCAGCCCGTTAGGCCGTAATTTCTCTAAGGAACGTAAAACGAAATAGGCATGAATAGATGCGCTTTTATGGCGAGAATCTAGCGCTTGATTGCCACCACGGCTTGCATTTGAACCAAACGGGACATTAGTAACTACCGCATCATAAGTTTCATCGGGAGTCGATGCCGCTACCCGCTCAAAGGGGCTAATGGTGGTTGTGTAGCCGGTGCCGTTGTTTACGAGCGCATTAATTTGGCCAGATGTTGCATTGAGCTCCACCGCATCGATTAAAGCACTTGTCGGCGCGGTAGCACCAAATACGCCCGCCCCCGCACACGGATCAAGCACCTTACCACCAGCAAAGCCCATTTCGGCCATCAGCGACCAGATACCCTCTGCAATAGGCTTAGGCGTGAAGTATTCATATTGGCTGCCTTTCTTGCCGTCCGCGCCAACCAGCGCCCCGCCTGTGCCAGAATATTTTGCTAAGATTTGCTTCTGTTCGGCGCTCAGCGCTGCGCCGTCTACCTCGCCAGACTCAACTTGCTTTAGTAATGCCATCGCCGAAGCATTCTCGCGCTTACGCTGAGCAGGCTTTCTATCTTGGTCATAGTCGTAAAATTGCGCGCTAGGGTTTCGTGGCTCCTGGCTCATTACTTCGGGATCGGGCTTGGCAGGTAACGAATGTGAGCCAAACAAAGCCGCCTTGACGGCTATAAGCTGCTTAGTGAGCTGAATAATCAATATTTTTCGGGGTTTCCCGCTACTTTTTTCCGTAGCAATTTGTATTGCAAGCTGCGCGCCATCTTTACTCAATTTCATTTTCTTAATTGGGCTAATACTTAGCCCAGATGCACGATCCAAAACAAACATAAAACTCTCCAAAAATATCGGTTTATTTTATGTGTCGCGCTCTGGTCGTTTTGCTTGGGTTTTCCTATCTCAGAACGAGAAAAACCCGCAGGAATGCGGGTTTTAGGGGTGTGGCTAAAAGCGGGAATTAGAGGGCTAAAGCAGCGTTCATAAATGAAACAGCATGATCGCTATACGCATCAACGGCCAAACTCGCCAATGCTTCCATATCCACATCCTGCTCATACTTCAGATATAACGCTTCCAACCTGTCTGCAAGCTCAGGGTTAGAAAAATCTTCGTTCCCATCTGCGATAGACTGCAAGTAGTCCTTGTCTGCTTGATCTACGCCTGTATCTTGCATCATTGGGCTAGAAACTGGGGCAAGCTGATCCGCATTTGCCGCTTCATTTTCATCGATAGCAAGCAAAGCCTCTCCCTGACTCGCCCCTTCCTCGCCCATCTCTTCATTTTTAATCACTTCTACTCCTTTCGTAATGATCTCTGCTTCGACGCTTGTATCATTATCAATAAATAAATTGAGCACGCCGGTAGCCTCAACTTGATTGACAAGCAAATTTGTATCATCTAGGATCAAGTTGTTGCCAAGCCCCGAATTGTGATCGGGGGAACGGGCTAACACATCTTCGGCGCTGACTACTTGGTCTAGCGCCGTTTTTGTTGGCGCAAGGTCTGGGGTAATTAAGAAATCGTAGTGCAATAACCCACTGGAATCTTCTTCAACCACCACGGTTACATTGACAAGCTTTTCTTCTAGGGTAGCTACGCTATTTAGGCGATGGTAAGCATTAGAAAAGGGCTTTTTGTCTTTTTTGAAGTTAGGTTGCGTTTCCCCTAAAGTAGCTGATTCGATTAGCGCCTTAATCGCAGGGATTATTTTCAGCTTTCTAGAGTCCCCAGAAAAAGCAAACATTTCCTTAATACCACGTTGACGTATTTCAACCTTGCCGCCCAGTGCAGGGCAATTGACCATTTCCCCTCTAAATTGAGCTACAAATTCTTTTGCTGCATTGCGTAGTGCTTTTTTCCCTTCATTCGTATCAGGAAACTCCCCAAGTTCCTTACCGGTTAGCACAATGGAAAGCGGCATGGCTACATCTTGCTGCGTATCAGCTGCCATTTGCGCTAGTTCTGGTATGGCTTCTGGCGTAGAAAATAAATCAGGGGCATGAATGCTAAATGATCCTTCGCCGAACTCTTTATCTAACGCCTTGTTGGCTGCACCAATCACATCAGATAAGGATACAGGAACAGAATCACCGAACATATCTATGGTTTGAGCGCGTTCACCTTCATTCTTGATATGCTCTGCCATTGCACGGAAGGCAGTGCCTAAACGCTTACCGCTACGGCTATTTTTAGCGATGAATACAGCCATAGCCGCAATATTAGGATCAGTGTCGCCAAATAGCCCGCGCTGGCCCACCAACTCGCCAACATCCATGCCTTTTTGTTTGGCTTCTAACACCACATTGATCGCACCAATAACAGCATCAACCGCCTGTTTATTGAGTGACAGCTCAATACTATCAGTCAGCTGCTTGGTAATGCCCTCTACACCGGCTTGGTTTACGTTTGCTGCTTGAATAAATGATGGAGCCGCTGAATTTAACGCGTTAATCACGTTGGCAATCTCTGGCTTGGCCGAGTCCGCTGTCAGCTCTAAAAGTCGATCATCGTTATACGCCTTGGAGAAAATCGCCGCCTGCACACGGGCCACCAGTGAGGCTGTAGGCTTACCATTGCTTGTGACATATTGAGCCGACTCTGCATCACCCAAAGATTGCAAGAACCCAGCCAAGAACAGCGCATTTTCTGTCGCGAGCAGATCACCACTTTCACCCATGCGAGAAACAAGATCATCGGTCAGCCGTTTTGCATCAGAGCGAGCCCGCTCTGTTGCCGTCATCGCCAGCTTGTCGTCCTGATTCGCCTCTACGGCAAATTCACGGCGATCAATATTTGATTTTCTTACGCGAACAAGCACCGGCTGCTGCATCACACTTATTTTTTCTGCTGAAATTTTGAAATAATCAGCCTCATCAATTAACCACTGCTTGTACTCGACTGCCTGCCCCGTTCTATACGCCTCAAGAATAGCCATCGTCCGGCCATTGCCCGATTCAACCACCCAATCAGGCCCAACAATCGGCGCGCCGGTGTCCGCGCGGCTAGTACGCCCTAGGCTTTCTGGGTCTAAATTGGCTGCAGTTTTCTTTACCCACGCAATAGACGTATCACGGGAGCGATCACGCGGCTGTAATTCCATCGGGTAAAGCGGATTTTCATTGCCGTCGATATCATGGGATGCAATTAAAATTGATGCTTCAACGACTTTAAAGCCCGTAACGACTTTCGTGCCCTTTGCTGTTTTAACAATACTTTCACGGCCTTCATCTTGCTCTGGCACCTCTTCGACTACCAATGGCTCAATAATGGCAATAACCTCTTTAGGCACTTCCAGTGGTAAAGCTTGAGCTTCAGGGGTGGTAACTTGATCGTCAGAAGCGGTAATAAGCGGCTCTTCAGCCTCCCCCAAATGAGCGACAACATCTGAAGCCTCGGCGGGCTGTGGCGTGCTCTCAGGGGAATCGCCCCGCATTTTTCGATCTTCGGCGTCTTGTTTTGCCACTTCCAAATCATTCTGCAATTGCCCAAGCTCAGCTTCTAGCGAAGCGACCTCTTCTTTTACCCCTGCTATGGCGGCCATTCGTTCTGAGCGCTTGGCATTAGCACGCATGAAAGCAGCACTATTTTTCTCTGCCAACTTCATGATGCGCCGCGCCACTTCATTTATATTCAAATCCGCACCGCGCTCAGGAGCCACAACGATGGTGATATCTTTTTTATTCAGCATCCACTTCCAGCTGATCATCTCGTCACTAGGTAAAATCTTGCTAGGCGTGCTATCTGGATTATGAAAAAGAATACTCACCGTTTGCCCATCTGAAAGATCATAGATCACCGCAACCTGAGCCGCCCCGCGCAGCTTAAAGGGATCGCTAACCGTCATGGACACCGGCTTAACTTTGACCGATACCCGCTCCATCACTTTTTGAACCACCGTCATTTTTCGCTGCAACTTAACAAACGGTATAACAAGCGCATCCAGCAAGATCACCCCGTCGCTATCCTCATAAATATCAGCGGCACAAACCGAATCCAGCAATAGCCCCTCATCGCTACGGCGGATTGCATATAAGCATTGATCTAGCGTTTGGCCGGTGATGTTTGCATCCGCATCCCAAATAGGTGGTTTAAGCATTGTTTCAATTCCTTGGGCTGGCAATGTGTGGGCTGCTAACGGGCGCGTTAAATCGCCCCGCTTGAGCCACCAGCGAAGTTGATTAATTGTGATTGGAATAATGGATTTCAGGCCCGCCCAATTGCGGTCATAGCTATCGGAATAGGCACGCTGCGCCATGCCTTCATCCAAGAAGCCAAGCATGACTTTGTGCTCGTCAAATTGACCAGCGATGTATTGGTTAATCACATAAGCGCACTCTGCCTGTAGACACGGGCCAATGAAGCAATCCACCCCGTCCCCATCCGCGCCCTTAGTGCCTGAAAAATAACCGTAATGAGCCGCCATGCGATTAGCCCAGCGTGCTCCATTCGCACCAATCCCCGTGCGATAAGAATGACGCGGCTGTTCAATGGCTATCGGCAAGCCATACAGCGTCGTTCGGCCAACCATATAGTTGCCCGCCTTGGCCTGTGCATACGAAGGGATTGGGAGATCGTTCTGCCCAAATGCGCCACGGTGTGCTGCATTTTCTACAGAAAGGAAGTCGTCATGAAATTTGCTCATACCGCCATACTAATTGCAGGCATAGCGGCACAAAGTGCGTGTTTTCCAGTTAAGCTGTTTCCAGTGTCTCACTCGGCATAGGCGTTATACCTTACAAGATATGTTTGTGTTCATAATTACACTATCCAACCATTGCAATGGTGGATCAGAAAACACAAAGCTTCGTGTAATATAGATAACCTCCTGTAAACCCTTGGTTTATTATGACCTTTGATCTGCTTGCTTCCTTCGCCGCTGCTTTTAATCAAGATCAGCGCCTTATTTCTCTTCAGCTAGGCGACGGTGCGGCATGGGGCCAGCAGCTCTTACCCCAGCGCGTAACAGGTAGCGAGGGGATTTGCCAAGCATATCGCTATCAGGTTGAGTGCTTATCCTCCAGTGGCAATTTAGAACTTAAATCGCTATTAGGCTTGCCGGTGGTATTGTCTATCGCAAACGCCAATGGCGATGCGATTGAGCGTTGCGGGGTGGTGAGTCAGGCGCAGCTATTAGGTTCTGACGGGGGCTTCGCTCAATATTCCCTCACCGTAGAGCCGCCTTTTGCCTTGCTCAGACACCGCCGCACTTCACGCGTTTTTCAGGATTTATCCCCAGTCGATATTGTGAAACAGGTACTGGCGGAGCATCAGGCCAAGAATCCTGTGTTTGCCTCCGTGCAAACGCTGGATTTCAAGTTATCAGGCGAATATCCACCGCGCTCATACTGCTTACAGTATCGCGAAGACGATTTTGCGTTTTTATGCAGATTAATGAAAGAAAGTGGTTTGACTTGGCGATTTGAGCATTTGGCGGGTGATTCCCCGCAAGTGCAGCTGGTGGTGTTTGATGATGTATTCTCCATCCCCGAAGCTTTAGAGCCTATCGCTCGCTTTCATAGATCGTCAGCAACGGAGGAAAGTGATTCTCTTACCCAATGGAATACCCAGCGGCAAATTGGCAGCAGCTCAGTTTCCCTTGCCAGCTACGATTACAAAGCCAGCAATACCAGCCACAGCTCAAGTGAAAGCGCGATCGATCAGGGAGATGGCGGGCAGCAAATTCAGGCCAGCCTAGAATATTACGATCCGCAAACGCATTACTACGCCAGCGATGTAGACCAGTTCAACAACGATGCCAAGCTGCGCCAAGACGCAATGGATGCGCAAAAGAAATCATTTACCGGCTCTGGCACATTGCGCAGCTTACAAGCGGGGCAATGGTTCCGCTTAGAAGATCACCCTGCCCATGATTTTGATTCGCTTGAGCAGCGAGAGTTCGCCATCACCGAGCTTAAATTCACCGCAAACAATAATTTTCCAGCAGATTTAACTCAGCAACTTGGCTTAGTTGCACCTAGCCTGCTTGCCACGTCCGCCAAAGATAACGCGCCTTACCAAGCGGACTTTACCGCGCAAAGACGCGGCCAGCCTGTGCTTAGCCATCTGGGGGAGCAAGAATTTACCAAGCCCACCAGCCTAGGCTTACAAACCGCCACGGTAGTTGGCCCCGCCGGATCAGAAGTGCATACGGATGAGCTCGGCCGCATAAAAATTCAGCTACATTGGCAGCGTGCTCAGGAGCACCCAGAGTTTGGCGCAAACCTAGACGATAAGTCATCCTGCTGGGTTCGCGTCGCCTATCCATCAGCAGGTGCAGGCTTTGGGCATCAGTTCATCCCTAGGGTGGGCCAGGAGGTGACTGTTAGCTTTATAGAGGGCGATATCGACCGCCCAATTGTAACAGGTGTTACCTATAACGGCAGCCATTCAGTGCCCGCGTTTAGCGGTGCTGGCGCTCTGCCTACCAATAAAACCCTATCTGGCATCAAAACCAAAGAGCATGAAGGCGGCCAATATGGCGAGCTGCTGTTTGATGATACCAAGGATGAAGTTCGCACTAAATTATCGAGCGAGCACGGTAAAACCCAGCTTAACCTTGGTTATTTAATCCATCCACGCACCGATGGCAAAGGCGAAGCACGCGGCGAAGGCTTTGAATTACGCAGCGACAAACAAGGAGCCATTCGCGCCAGCGGCTTACTCATCAGTACTGAAGCCAAAGGTGGCGCTAGCGGCAAGCAGCTAGACCACAGCCCCGCGCAAAGCCAGCTTGAATCAGCATTTTCACTGGCCCAAAGCCTAGGCGAAACGGCCACCAACCAGCTTGCTGACAGCATCGAAACCGGCGACGAAGGCAAAACTGTTGAGGCGGATAACAGCGCGGGCAGCACCGCCAGCACTGGCCATCTTTATCACCACGTACACGCCAGCAAAAGCTTTGAAGCAGGCAGCAACACGGATAAAGACGGCAAGAGCAAATCTAAAGACCAATCCGGCCAGCAAAAAATTATCTTGCTGCATGGCGAGGACGGCGTGGCCATCACCAGCCCGCAAAGCCAAACCCTCAGCGCAGGCACAAACATAGACTTAGTCGCGCAAAGAGACACCAACCAAACCTCTGGCCGCCGCTGGATTCACAACGTAGGCCAGCACATCAGCCTATTTGTGGCCGGGGTAAAAGATAAAATCGCGCTGAAGATCATCGCAGCCAAAGGCAAAATCCAGCTGCAAGCCCAAAATGACGATATTGAAATCACTGGCGATAAAAACGTTAAAATCACCGCCTGCAAAGAAAAAGTAGAAATCACCGCAGGTAATGAACTGCTCCTCACCTCTGGCGGCGGCTATATCCGGCTAAAAGACGGCAATATTGAAATTCACTGCCCTGGGGAAGTGAGCTTTAAGGGGGCTAATCATGAGATGAGCGGGCCAGCTAGCTTAAATATGCCTCCTATTAAATTCAAAGGGACGCTCTGTGAAATGCAGGCCGCCTCAGCGGCTTCAGGCGGTGATGCCATTGTGTCGAGCAAATGA